ATATGAACGTTAACTCAAATGCCAGTGGACTTATTAGCATTAACACATATAGTGTAGGTAGTTATTCAATATATGTAACTCCTTCCATTAGTGCAAGTGATTTATTATTCTACGGAAGAAACACAAGTGGTACTGCTTTCTCAATAGACAACATATCTGTTAAAGAGTTAGACCCTAACGATGAATGGAATACAGATAGTAGTTGTACCATAGAAATTGGTGAAGCAGATTTTTTATCATCAACATCTAATGCTCCATTATATCAATCAAGTACTTATTTTACTATTGGAAAAACATATAAAATAACATATACAGTATCTAATTATTCTTCTGGTAGAATTAACTGGAACGACTTTGGAGCTGGTGCTGGTAATGGAGTTAATAGGATTGCGAATGGAACATATACCGAATATTATTTAAAAGTAGGAACTTCAACTAATTTCGGCTTTCAAACAAATTTTGGTTTTACGGGTTCTATAACAGACATCTCAGTAATAGAAATAACACACGATACAGACTTACCAAGAATAGATTACACAGATGGGTGTGGTAGTTTATTGTTAGAACCACAGAGTACTAATTTAGTTTTAACAAGTGCAAGTGGTACTTATGGTAATAGTCCAGCATCAGAAGCGAATACAACCTCTCCAGATGGTACAAATAATGCAGTAATACCAACACCGGATAGTAGTTCTGATAGATATGACTATAGTGTTTCAGGTGGTGCTTATGCTACTAATACAAAATTAGCTTATTCTTGGTATAGAAAACGAATATCTACACCACCCAATACATCTTTTTTAGGAGATTTACAATTTAACGTTTTAGTAAATGTTACACAAGTAGGTTCAACAACTCAAATACAAAGTGATGTAAATGGATTTGATAGATTTCAAGCAATTTTTAATATAACAGATGGTTCTGCTTCAAGTATTATTAGAGCATATTTTGGAAATATTGTAGGTGTGCCCGGCACGGTTGCTTATTTTGGACATCAATTAGAACAATCATCCTACGCCACCTCATACATTCCTACAAGTGGTTCTCCAAAAACAAGAGCAGCAGATTCAGCAATAGATGCAGGAAGTAGTGATTTAATAAGTTCAACAGAAGGGGTTTTTTATTTAGAAGTTGCAGCCTTAACTTCAATAAATAGTTTTCAATCTATTAGCCTATCTAATGGAGGATTTACTGAAAGAATTAGGTTTCTGTTAAATAATACTGAAAATGTCATCGCAACTCAAGTAAATACTGGAAATGGTAGTGGGTTTTTTAGAAATCATACATTAAGTGATATTACTGCTTTTAACAAAATAGCTATAAAATACAAGCAAGATGATTACGCTATTTGGATTAATGGTGTTGAAGAGATTACTATTACATCTGCAGCAGTTCCAACTTTAAGTGAAATTAATTTTACTGCAGGAGGTTCTACTGGGAATCCGTTTAACGGAAATATTAAATGCGTAGCAGTATACAAAGAAGCATTAACAGATGCAGAATTAGCAGCTTTAACAACAATATAATTATGGGGTTAAATATAGGTAAATATAGATTTGGTTACGGAAGAGAACAAGCAGAATCTAAAATAGAAGCTTTAGGGATAGAGCAAGATGAAAATGGTAACAACTATCCAACACATAAACACACAATCACAAAACTTGGTTATGAGGTTTTAGAGGAAGCAGTTTATGATGGAGAAGATGTAATATCTGAAACAGTGTTCGGTGAAGGTTATTTAGTTGATGTACTATGGAGAGATTTACAAGAAGATGAAGACGGTTTAGTAGATCACCCATATGGTTGGAAAACTTTTGAAGTTGATATAAACAGTGAAGGAATACACGGATTTTTAGGTCTTAAATATCAAGATTTAAAATTCTAATAAGTAATTAACGATAATACGTAATTAATAATACAAGTAATAACAATTAAATCAAATAAAATGAGTAAAGTTTTAAAAAAAGAAGAACTAGCTAAATTACAAGAAGCAGTTACTAAAGTAAATCAAATTAAAAACGAGATAGGCAATATCGAGGTTCAAAAACATGAACTCCTGCATTTAGCAGCAGATGCTAATAACTCATTGTCTGAAGTGCAAAAAGAACTGGAAAAGGTCTACGGTAATGTTAATGTAGACATCTCTACCGGTGAAATAACTGAACAAGAGTCTAATGATTAGGAAAATAAGTATTGGACGGGATTATAAGACTGACGCAATGCACTACTCGGTTGGACAAGAAGTTTACGGGGGTCACGTTATAAGGAATATAATAGAAGAAGATGATAAGTTTTCTATATACATTGAAAAAGGTAATGAGTTGATGCCTTGGAAAGATTTCAATAAAAACATGGCTGTAGCTGTTGAATACAATTTAGAATATTGATGAAAGCTTTATATAATTTTATCGTAGAACCTGTTGGTGAAAGATATAATAATGTAAAAAAAATTGATGGTAATACTCTTTTATTAAATACTGAACTACAAAATCATAATTATTCAAACAGGATTGCTAAAGTAATAGCAGTTCCTTCTGCAATAAAAACAGATATAAAAGTTGGAGATGAAGTTATAGTTCATCACAATGTATTTCGTAGGTTTAAAGATATAAGAGGTGTTGAAAAGAATAGTAAGTCATATTACGAAGATGACATTTATTTTGTAAATGAAGATCAAGTATTTGCTTATAAAAGAAACGAAGACTGGCAGAGTTGCAGAGGGTTTAATTTCGTTAAGCCTATAAAAGAAACTAAAGTTTTTTCACTTGACTCGGAAAAGCCAGCTATCGGTATATTATATTTTAAAGACCCAAGTCTTAAAGATTTAGACAAAGGTAATTTAGTAGGGTTTAGACCCGGGGCAGAGTATGAATTTGTTATTGGAAAAAACAGACTTTATAGAGTACCCACTAATTCAATCACAATCAAGTATGAATATAAAGGAGACGAAGAGGAATATAATCCAAGCTGGACATAAAGCTGTTGAAGAATTAATTAAAGTAGCAAAAGAAGCTATTGTAGATTCAGCAGATGATTTAACAGCTGACAAATTAAAAAATGCCGCAGCCACTAAAAAGTTAGCTATATTTGATGCTTTTGAAATTCTAAATAGAATAAAAGAAGAGGAAGATATGCTTGATAACAAACCTAAAGAGGAAGATGTTAAAAAAGCTTTTAAGGGGTTTGCTGAAAAAAGATCTAAATAATGTACGCTCAATCTCTATATAGTATTGTAACACCTATAAGAAAGAACACTATAGCTAGAATGAATAAATCTAGAAAGTGGAAATACGGTTACGATAAAGAGCACGACATTGTTGTCATTAGCAAAACAGGTCAAGTAGGTGATATATATAGTATACAGAACCTAAAGATTGCTTTACCCAAAGCGCCTGCTAAAATAGACAAAACTAATAACAAGTGGAAAGTCGAAGAATATCCTAAAGAACTAAAATCAATAACTAGTATATTTGATTGGAGAGAATATCCTGAAGATTTTCAAAATAAATGGGAGGGGTATATAGATGAACAATTTAAAAGAAGAGAAGAGGGTTATTGGTTCAATAACAAGAACGTGGCTACTTACATCACTGGTACTCATTTTATGTACTTGCAATGGTCTAAGATTGACGTTGGGAACGCAGACTTTAGGGAAGCAAACAGATTATTCTATATATTCTGGGAGGCTTGTAAAGCAGACAGTAGATGTTACGGAATGTCTTACCTTAAAAACAGACGTTCAGGATTTTCATTTATGGCATCAGGAGAAACAGTCAATATGGCAACCATCTCAAGTGACGCTAGATTTGGAATATTATCAAAGTCTGGATCGGATGCAAAGAAAATGTTTACCGATAAAGTTGTACCAATCTCCGTTAACTACCCATTTTTCTTCAAACCCATACAAGACGGTATGGACAGACCAAAAACTGAACTTGCGTATAGGATACCAGCTTCTAGGCTTACGAGAAAATCGATACAAGCTAAAAAGAGCGCAGAGGTACTAGAGGGATTAGATACTACTATTGACTGGAAAAATACAGGAGATAACTCTTATGATGGTGAAAAACTGAGGTTACTAGTACATGATGAAAGTGGTAAATGGGAAAGACCTGATAACATATTAAATAACTGGAGAGTTACAAAAACATGTTTAAGATTAGGTTCTCGAATTATAGGTA